TCTAAAACTTATTCCTGGCATAACCTATCGCTTCGACCAGAGCGATTCTAGTAATTCGGGCCACCCTTTTAGATTCTATTTGGATGAAAATAAATCTACTGCATATACAACAGGAGTAACTACTGGTTCTGGTTCTGCTGGTAATGCAAACGCATACACAGAGATAGTTGTAACACATTCAACTCCTGCTGTTCTTCACTATCAATGTTCTGCACATGGATTAATGGGTTGGGCAGCGTTTGTCAACACACACAATCTAACTGCATTTGATACTGGTGACTTGACAGAAGGTTCTAACCTTTACTTTACTAACGCACGAGCAGACGCACGAGTAAATGCAGTATTACCAAACACTGATAGTCTCACAGAAGGCTCTAGTAATCTATATCACACGACTGCAAGAGTACAGGCAGTTTCTATCAACAATGTTGTAGAAGATACTTCGCCTCAACTTGGAGGCGCCCTTGACTTAAACTCACAAAACATTACTGGTACTGGTAATATTTCTACTACTGGTGATATAACCATTACAGATACCGATGCTGGTTCTGCTGCTGGGCCTGAACTTGTTCTTTATAGAAATAGTTCTTCTCCTGCCGATGCAGATTATCTTGGACAACTACAGTTCAAAGGTAGACACGATGGTGGTGGTGATGAAGTATATGCAAAGGTTACTGGTAAGATTACTGATGCATCACAAGGAACTGAAGATGGACTTATCGAAACTGCTGTCAAAGGAAACGGTTCTTTCACTATTGTCAGTAGACAAAAATCAAACGAATTACAACTTCTAAACAGTGTTGGACTTAGTGTTGCTGGTAATACTACATTATCTGGTACACTAAACGGACACACAATCCCAGGCGGTTCTGGTACACTTGCATTGACAAGTGATATAACATCTAGTGATGTATCGGCCGATTCGACTCCACAACTTGGAGGTGACTTAGATGTGGTCACACACGGACTTGTTTCAACATCAAATAGAAATATTACAATCACACCAAACGGTTCTGGTTCGGTCGTTATTGATGGATTATCACATCCACAAGCAGATGGTAACGCTGGACAAGTTCTTAAAACAGATGGTTCTGGTAATCTTTCATTTGCATCTGTAGGTTCACTTGCTGGTTCTGGCATTCAAAATGTATCAGACGATAGTTCGCCCCAACTTGGGGGTAACTTAGATGTTGTAACACATAGTATCGTATCAACATCAAATAGAGATATCAATCTAACTCCTAATGGGTCAGGTAAAGTTGTTGTTAGTTCAACAGGAATAGAATTTAGTGATGGTTCAGTTCAGACTGCTGCTGGTGCAGATCAAGGATTTGCAATAGCAATGGGCATCGCCCTTGGGTAGTATAAATACTGTAAAAGGATAAACTAAAATGGCAATACCAGCAACAAGAACACAAATGAAGGAGTGGTGTCTTAGGAGTCTAGGTAAACCTGTAATCGAAATCAATGTTGATCCAGATCAGGTAGAAGATAGAATAGATGAGGCCCTACAATACTTTTCGCAGTATCATTATGATGGTGTCGAAAGAGTCTATCTTAAACATCAACTAACTGAAAGTGAAATTGCAAGATTGAGAACAGATAATTCTGGAACTACTGTTACAGATGTTGATACCTCTACGACTGCAAATTGGAAAGAACAAAACAATTATATTCCTATTCCTAGTTCAATAATTTCTGTTGTAAAAGTATTTCCTCTGACAGATAAAGCATCATTGAATATGTTTGATGTTCGTTATCAGTTAAGACTAAACGATTTGTATGATTTTAGTTCTACTTCTATTATTCATTACGAAATGACAATGCAACATTTAGATTTTCTAGACCATATTCTTGTCGGTGAAATACCAATCAGACATAGTGAACATCAAAATAGACTTTACTTAGATGCAGATTTTCAGACAGACTTTGTAGATGGTGATTATATCATCATTGAATGTTACCGTAAGCTTGACCCTAATACATACACGGACATATACAACGATATGTTTTTAAAGAAGTACACAACTCAACTTATCAAGAAACAGTGGGGTGCAAACCTTTCTAAATTTCAAGGTATTCAGATGTTGGGTGGGGTTGCACTAAACGGTGAACAAATTTATACACAGGCACAAGAAGAGATTGATAAGTTGGAAGAACAGATTCAACTTGCATACGAACTGCCTCCAATGTATATGATAGGATAAACTATGCCTACGAATGTATATTTTGATACAGGTACAAAACCAGAGCAGGCTCTGTATGAGGACTTAATGATTGAACAACTGCAAATTTATGGGCAGGATGTTTATTATATTCCTCGTAAGTTAGCAGGCACTGATAAGATTTGGCAAGAAGATATAAGTTCTTCTTTTGAATCTTCATATCTTATTGAGATGTACATGGAGAATGCAGATGGATATGAGGGTGAAAAAGAACTCATGTCTAAGTTTGGACTTGATATACAAGACGATGCAACATTTGTTGTTGCAAGAAGAAGATGGGAGCAGTTTGTTTCGATAGATAATAATGTAATTGTTTCCTCAAGGCCTAATGAAGGCGACTTAGTATACTTCCCTAAAGGGAACAAATTATTTGAAATCACATTTGTAGATCACGATGACCCTTTCTATCAGGTTCACAATCTACCAACATATAAACTCAAGTGCAAGACTTTTGAATATGCATCTGAGGTTATTGACACAGGTATTGCAGAGATTGATGCCATTGATGCAGACAATTCTTTGGACATGATGCAACACCAAATCACTTTGGAAACCGCCACTGACACTGGTTCTCTTATTTTGGAAAATACAGTAGAGGGTGGAGCGGCGTCCTATATAATACTAGAAACTTATAATATCGCACTGATTGATGAGAACTCGCAAAACGATGACTTTGAACTTGCAGATGATACAATATTAGACTTCACCGAATCTAATCCTTTTGGTGATGCTGGGATGAAATAACTATGATTGGACAATATTTTTATAATCAATCCACACGAAATGTTGTGGTAGCATTTGGTACTCTTTTCAACAATATTCAGTTGACAAAGAAGGATGGAAGTGGCAATGTAATTCAGACAATGAAAGTTCCACTTGCATACGGCCCAAAACAAAAGTGGTTGGCAAGACTAACTGAAGACCCTAACCTTGCAAAGAAGGTTGCAGTTACACTGCCTCGTATTGGTTTTGAGATTTCTGGTATCTCTTATGATTCCAGTAGAAAACAAAACAAAGTAATTAAAGTAAAGAAGGTTGCAGACGGAACTGACAAAGAACAAGTCAAGTCAGGATTTATGCCTGTTCCATATAATGTGGAATTTGAATTGTTTATTATGTCAAAGAGTTCAGATGATGCACTACAAATTGTAGAACAGATACTTCCTTACTTTCAACCAGAGTACACAGTAACTTTAAGAGAGAGCCCAGACTTGGATATCATTCGTGATGTTCCAATCGTACTTAATAGTATCTCATATGAAGATGACTATGAGGGTGACTTTACAAGTAGAAGGAGTGTTATCTACACTTTGTCTTTTACTGCAAAGTACTACTTGTACGGCCCAGTAACATCGCAAAATGTTATTCGTACTGTACAGGTTGACCAGTATGCAAATATGCCTGTCAATGCACCTTCAAGAGAACAAAGATATACTGTTACACCTACACCGAATACTGCAACGGCTCAAGAGTTTGATCCAGATGATGATAACTTTGGATTTAATGAAACATCATCTTTCTTTGAAGATGCGAAAACTTATGATCCTAAGACGGACACGGACGTATAAATAGTAAAAAGATTTAGGAAAAGAACATGGCAGCAACATTAAAAGTAGATACAATCGCACATACTGGTGGCACTTCTGCAATGACAATTGACAGTAGTGGTAGATTTAATGCTCCAGCAAATCCAATACTTCACGCAACTGGTGGTAGTGGTTTGGGATGGTTAGCGCCAGGTGGTTCTGCTGCAACTATAACCCAATGGGTTACTTCTGGTACAACTGTTGCTTTCAATAGAGGATTTACTGTAAGTAATGGTGTTGTTACTGTACCTTGTGATGGAGTATATGAAGTTCATTGCTCTTTGCTTACAGAAACAAATGCTGGTGAATATGTTATGGTTAGACTTAAAAAGGGAAGCACCATATACGCAACAAATCAAATATACCAGTTAGATTCTGGTAGACAGCAAACTACCCTAACACTTAGTTGTATTATGGATGCATCTGCTGGTGATACTATTCTGGCAACGGTTCAAGGTGGTGGTTCAAGTCCACAATACTATATGGATTCTAACTATGCAAACTTTATGGTTAAGATGATAGGATAAAAGAAAATGACAATTAGAAAAATCATATCAAGAAGTATCGGAACAGATGTTATCGTTGCAGATGACTTGGCGAACAACTCAGTTACAACTGCTGAAATCCAAGACGGTGCAATAACCGCTGCAAAAATTGCCAGCGCTGTTACTTTGGGTGTTGGTGCATTCTTGGGAGACAACGCATCAGGCGCTTTGCGTGGTGACACGACAAACGGTAAAAAAGATATTTTCA